GAAAAACGTGGCAGGTCGTTATGAGATAGACGGTAAGAAAGTCTATGCCAAGGCAATCTATAAAGACCCAGAAGCATATTTCACACCTGAAGTGATGGAGAAACTGGATGCAATTGCAAAGGAGGAGTTTAGTTACGGTTCATGATTAAAGTTATCAAAACTGGAATCAATGTATCTAAAGTCGTCGAACAACTAAAAAAGTATCCACAGGACTGGGACCATCAGAAAAATCTGAAGGACTCCCAGTCTTTAGTTGATAGAGGGTTTGCGGACTTGCCAATCAGCGCACTTCAACTTATAATGGGTGGAGTCAAAACCAAAGAAGACTTTGTTGGAGACTCTGAGATCAACATCAAGACCCCTGCATATTCTCATCACAGTGAGATCCGAAAGATTATACGCAAGCAATTCAAGAATGCGGACATTCAAAGATGCGGTTTTCTTTCACTTCCTGTTGATGAAATTGTAGGAGCACATATTGATGAAGGAACATACTATCTGAGCAGAAACAGATATCACCTTTCAATACTTGGAAGGTATCAATATTTCTGTGGCAAAGAAACTGTCATTGTTGAACCGGGAACTCTTCTTTGGTTCAATAACAAACTACCTCATGGAACCGTTAACATCGGTGATGAAACACGTATAACCTTCGTATTCGATATCCCTCATGGACAAAGTTGAAATTCTAACTCTAAGAAATCTTCTTTACAATGAAGAGTATCTTCGTAAGGTAATTCCCTTTATTAAATCAGATTACTACGAAGATCCCAATCAAAAAGTTGTCTTTGAAGAAATTCTTAACTTTGTAAATGAATATAATAAACCCGCAACGAAGGAAGTTCTTTGTATTGAGGTAGAGAAACGTCAGGATATTAATGATACTTCTTTTACTGAGGTAACTAAACTAATCAGTTATCTGGATGATGTCCCTACAGACTATGATTGGTTGCTCGACACTACTGAGAAGTGGTGTCGCGATCGTGCTATCTACCTGGCATTGATGGAATCCATTGCTCTAGCAGATGGAAAAGATAAAGAGAAAGATCGAGATGCTATTCCTAGTATTCTCTCAGACGCATTAGCAGTCTCCTTTGACTCTCATGTTGGACATGATTACCTTGAAGATTATGAAGCAAGATATGAATCGTACCACCGGAAAGAAGATAAAATCGCATTCGACCTGGAGTATCTCAACAAGATTACGAAGGGTGGTCTCCCGAATAAAACACTTAACATTGCTCTCGCTGGCACTGGTGTCGGCAAAAGTTTGTTTATGTGTCATGTTGCAGCTTCCGCACTCCTGGGAGGGAAAAACGTATTATACATCACGCTTGAAATGGCTGAAGAGAAAATTGCGGAGCGAATTGATGCTAACTTACTCAATGTACCTATTCAGGAGATAACAGATCTTCCTAAAATGATGTTTGAAAGTAAAGTAACAAACCTTGCCGAAAAGACTCAAGGCACTCTTATAATTAAAGAGTATCCAACTGCATCCGCACACAGTGGACACTTTACAGCACTTCTTAATGAACTTGCACTTAAGAAATCATTTAGACCTGATATTATTTTCATTGATTACCTTAATATATGTGCTTCCAGCAGGTATCGCGGAAACAGCAATGTCAATTCATATTCATATATTAAAGCAATTGCTGAAGAACTTAGAGGATTGGCTTGTGAAGCAAACGTCCCTATCGTTTCTGCCACGCAGACCACTCGTTCTGGTTATGGTAGCTCTGATGTTGAGCTTACTGACACTAGCGAGTCCTTTGGTCTCCCTGCTACTGCTGATCTTATGTTTGCCCTTATTTCAACTGAAGAACTCGAATCCTTGGGACAGGTATTAGTAAAGCAATTGAAGAATAGATATAATGATGTGAACCTGAATAAAAGATTTGTAGTTGGAATTGATCGTGCAAAGATGCGTTTGTATGATTGTGAACAGACCGCACAAGATGACATCCTTGACAGCGGCAGGGATGAAGAGTATAATTATGAAGAACAAAAACCAAAGAAATCATTTGAGGGGTTTAAGTTTTGAACGGATACTACTCTGTATTTGATCCAACTGGTAAAAAGATTGCTGATTGCGGTTCTATTAAAGATGCCGTTAATCTTATTGGGACAAGAGGTGATGGACACTATTACCAATTTAAACCAGTATATGAAACAGTTGAGGTCAAACTCTTAGAAAGACCCAAACTTCCAACTAAAGATATCGTCGTCAATATGGACGGTGGTGTTGGTGGTAGTTGGGAAGAGGTAGAATACATTGAAGTAGAAGGTCAAAAACTTCCTACACAACAACTCCCTCCAGATTGCCAAGAACCATTTATCCCTGATTTTCATGACTAAAGTCGATACCGAAAAGTACCTTGAATTTGTAAAAGGAGTTACAAGTGCTCCAAGTCTTGACTGGCCTGTTCTTGCTGCAAGACTTAGTGAACTAGAAGTGAATGATGCAAATGTCTCACAACTTCTGACTGCTGCTCTTGGACTATCTGCAGAAGCAGGTGAGTTTACTGAAGTAGTAAAGAAGATCTTCTTGCAGGGCAAACCTTATAATGAAGATAATGTTTTTCACATGAAACGTGAACTGGGTGATATCTGTTGGTATCTGGCACAGGCATGTATGGCACTTGATACAACCTTTGATGAAGTGATTGAGATGAATGTAGAGAAACTCAAAGCACGCTATCCTGGCGGTGAGTTTGATGTTTACAGTTCAGAAAACCGTGTAGAGGGAGACCTATGATTAATCTTGAAATTGATATTCAAACTGCTGCTGCTCTTCGGGGAGCATTGTTTCGTGAACAAAATGGATATACTTTAGATCTATCCTGTTGTCCAACACGGATTATTGATATTCGTAATCTTATTTTGAAACTTGACACTAAAATTGAGGAACAACTTAATGAGCAAGAAAAAGTTCAAGAACAAGAAGAATGATGAATGGGAGTATGATGAAACTCCTGAAGTTCGTGCTGCAATTGCAAAACTACACGAAGACATTCGTATGCGTAAATTAAAAGAACAAGATGACAAACTTGGTTATGAAACCGGAGGTAAATGATGAAAGAGTATGATCCACTAACACCTTCAGAGGTGAATGATGCAGCAAAAGAGTTCTTCCCACTCTTTGATATCGTGCATCGTAACATGCCAGAAAACTGTACTGTAGAAGATACCATTAGGGTAATGGAAACTGTCTGTAGCATGGCACAAAAACGTCGTAATTTTGATACGCCCGGTGTTGGTCCTTTTGGATTCAACAAAAAACCTGAAGATGTTCCAGAAACTGATACAGCAACAAACATTTTTGAATATGGAATCTGAACAGACCGAAATTAAAAAAGTTGTTGTGCCGGAGGGTGCAGTATTGATTGATGAGGCATTCTATGTGTGGAAGACTCGTTATGGTTTGTATTCGACAATGACTAAGCAAGGTCGTCAGATGATGACTGGCGGCACTAAAGATGGTGTTACTTTAATGACACGTTGGCATCTTAAGTGTGAACAAGATGGTACACTAGAACAATACACCAGAGTTGTTGGTGATGCATTTGTTGGCGGAAAACTTTGATTCCGTCTTTTCTGGGGTTATAGCTCAGTTGGTAGAGCGCCTGCTTTGCAAGCAGGATGTCAACGGTTCGAGTCCGTTTAACTCCATTCTAAATAGATGTAAACGTCGGTGGAGCGTATTCCTATGGCAATTACAATTCCCGCACCTGCAGTAAAGACTTTTGAGAAAGTCATGGGTGCATTGGGAGGAGAAGATTATTCTTACTATCTTTTTGATGTTAAGAATGTCAATGAGAAACCCAAAGCAAAAAAAGTTGTTGAGATGGTGGTCTATGTACCACAAGCACAGAGAGTGACGGCAGCTGCCAATATTCAAGCGTCTCTTGAAGGCGATGGAGTTACTGCTGAGGTTTTGGCAAAAGAAACAGAATTAGATGTATATTTGATTGGTGATGTAAAAAAATATATTAGACTTCTTGTAAAACCAAATGGATCAAAGGGTTCTGGTGGTGGTGCTGCTGCAACAGCAATTCAAGAAGCAGCACAATGTGTATATGCTGCCATGAGATATTATTGTGGTGAAAAGGAGATCTATAATGAAGATGATCTTCGATGTGGTATGGACCACGTTGATGTGGGTGGCACAAAATTGGAAGACATTATGGGTCTTCCAAAAGAATGGAAAGAAGGATCGATGAAGGGAGCAAATGA